CTGGTTTATTTGCCACGTTTAGCTGCCTTTTTCATAGGCTTAGCTGTCATAGCTTTACCTGTTTTCTTTGCGTATGATTTAGCTTCTTTCTTACCTTTTTCTGTGTAAGCAAATTTCATTTTTCCGACCATTGGCATAATTATTTCCTTTTCTTTTTAGACATACCACTTGATAATAAGGCTATTGCGACCGCCTGCTTAGGATTTTTTACTTTTTTTGATGACTTACCAATGTTTAAAGTTCCTGCACCAAATTCTTTAAACACTTTCTTCATCTTTGCTTCTTTGCCTGCTTTTGTCTTGGGTGTTGACTTCATTATCTTTCCTTAACTTAATAAATCTATGGTCATGTCTACAATCGTTGCACAAAGAATACTCGGTGAAGTCAAAAGGTTCACCGCATTGTTCGCAAATTGATAGTTTCATATAAAAGAAAAAGCCCAACCACGGAGAGAGTGCAGTCAGGCTTTTGTAAAATCACGTTTCTTTGAGACAGGAGTTATCCAACAAACAGTATTATAGCATGCCTATTAAGATATGTGCAACAAGATTATGCGTTTATTCGTCTTTCTGCTATTGTCAGCAAATTATCATAAGCCATCTCTAGTTGCCAATAAAAGGCTAATGGTGGTTTAGCACCTAAGTATTTAGCATATATAGCGTCTTGTTGAGTCTTATCTAAACTATGTATGATAGCGTCTATGGTGCGAATATTAGACATGTCTTGAGCAGAACACATCTCTGAAAATGATTCTGAGGTAGACTCGCCACCAGATGACATCCCTATGCTCTTAGATGGATAACCTAGCTTGTGATTATCCGACTTCATCCATAGAGCCCAATCCTCAAGAATGGATAATAAACGTTCCATACTAATCATATTGACCTAACGTATAGGTTATGCTTTCTCCATAAGTTTCTTGTGTAGTCTTATGCTGCAAGTTATGTTTAGCATCATCTGCGTTATGACTTATAACACCTTTTATTTGGTCATCTGTAAAGTTTGCTGTGTGTCCAAATATAGATTGTAATGGGTGTGGTTGAGGAATGTAATAATTCATAAGTCTAGTGTTATTGTCTTTATATGCGTATAATAACCCTTCTGTTCTCATATCGCTAAGTGTATTTTTTACAGTATGATAGTTTGCTTCTAAATGTTCGGCTATTTCTTTTATAGTTTTAGGTTCTTTAATGTAATCTAAAATTTTTTGTTTATATATCACGATACATCCTTAATTTTACAATGCCATTTACGTTTATCATCTTGATGCCATCCATGAATGTGAATAGTCCAACCTGCCTCACGAACTGCATTTACGTTTTCATGGTCTGCTATTTTCTTTACTCTAGCTGACATATTGCTTGCAGTTGTAGTTTGAACTGCTAATACTTCTTTGCCCTTTAAAGCTAATAAGTCTATAAAACCAAACAAGTCTTGTCTTATTCTTGCAAATGCGTTCCAATGTTCTACTACTGCTACTGTATATCCTTCTTCTCGTAATTTAGCTAAACTCAACTGCGTAGGTGATTTACTTGCCATTAAATTGACTTTCGTTAGGTTTAGATGTTCCGTCTATAAATCTTTTCTCTACGTTACCTGTTGACTTATTAAGTTCGTATTCATAAGCGTGTGGTGATACGTCATCACTATTTTGTTTTTTACGGTGATGCTTAACAATATCTTCTATGATAAGAACATTAGCTAACTCTTCTTCAGTTAAAGTAATACCTTCTTTTTTAAATATCTTATCCCAGTTACTTTCAAACGTATCTGCGTCTACGCTATATGGTCTTGGTGCTGAACCTTTACCCATTATTTATCCTTTCTGTTGCAATATTCATATACTCTTCTGAAATCTCTATACCTATAAAGTTTCTTTTCAATTGTTTAGCTATTTTACCTGTTGTACCACTTCCCATCATTGGGTCAAGAACTATGTCATTTTCATTGCTCCAAGTAATAATATGATTATAAGCTAATTTTTCTGGAAAGATAGCTGAATGTTTGTATGCTTCTTTGTCTTTAGTAGACTTCATATAACCACAATCAATTTTCCATACATTTAATTCAATGGTTGTTGCTTTGCTAGTATCTATTTGTTCGTTGTATGTAAAGCTACCATCTGCTTTTCTAAATGATGATTTGCTTTTTCTTGTATATATTGAATTAGGGCTTTTGTCTCTTTGTATGCCATTAAATGTTTTTGGTGTTCCTTTGCTTAATACAAACATATACTCAAAAGCATTTTGATATCTTTTAGTTTTAGGAAATGTTGGAGGAAAAGAACCTTTTTGATAAATCATTGTGTCATGTAAATTAAACCCTATATCTTTAAAATATAATGCTTGTCTAAATGACGTTCCACTTTCACTTCCCTTAATTGTTGCATCACCTACTACCCATACAATAACACCACCTTGCTTTGTAACTCTAAATAATTCTTTTGCTATATTTTCAAAGTCAAATGTAAATCCATTATATGTTCTTAAATTATCATAAGGTGGGCTAGTAACAGTTAAATCTATACTACAGTCATCTAATGTTTTAAGTTTATCTAAACAATCACCATGCAATAAATTTATCATTTAACAGTTAAATGTCCGTTAGTAAATAACCATCCTATAGTTTTTCTATGTGCTTCTTCCCATGCTGCTATTCTATCATGTTTGTCTAATGACTTATCATTATCTATCATGTGGTGGCATTGATGACATAGAAACGCTATGCGATAATCATGAGATTTAATTCCTGTGCCTTTGCCATCTCTTAACTGATTGCTATGTGCAGCAACAACTGTTCCGTCTTGCATAGAACACATCATACATGATGCACCATCTGCTAGTTTAAGTAATTTAGGGTTTCTATAATTCATTAGTGATTAAATAATTTAATAATGACTTTATTAAACCATCTTCTTATCAAATAACTTCTAATAATAGATATTAATGTAAATATAAGACCAATATGAATTGATTGACTAATAGTAATATTAAATCCAAATAATGGAAGTACATATATATTAGCAATAAAATTAATTAAAAATCCTATAATGACATTTGCTATTGATTCAATAAATGAATTTAATCTATTTTGCATAATAATTCATGTTTAAAATAAGTCGTGATTAGGAATGTTATTAACTTCAATTACAGGTTGATTCATAGTTCTACTAGGACAATCTTTGTATTCAAAACTAGCTGTCTCTCTGTTCTTAGATGTTGAGCCTTTAAGAATGCCTTTGCTTTCACCAACTTTACCTAGCTTTCTTGTTAGCTTCCAATCTTTTTCTCTGCTTAAACTATTAATAAAACTTAAAGCTCCTGTAGTAAGTAACACTCTAAAATCTTGTTTATAGTATATCTCAGATACAGCATTTAAAAATTGTTTGCCAATGCCTATGCCTTGAAAGTCTGGTAATACTACCATTCTATGTATCTTTTTAAAGTTACAACACTTAGGGTGTGGAAAATGAGTAATTGCTGCAAACGCTATAGGAAATCCTTTATAGTCTAAAGCATAACAATGACTGCCTCTTAATATTTCATGTGTTAAATAGTGATAGTTAGCAAATGATTTCCATTCGTCAACTGACGCTGTTCTAAGTTGGAATGTAAGTTTTGGTCGTTGCCAAAGTAACCCCCTATTAAAACTCTTTGCATTAGTATCAAATATCCAATCAGGTTGTAACCATTCAATTATATCACTATGACATGATACAGCAATAAATTTATAGTTATTCTTTCTGATAAAGTTACTTACAGCTAGTGAAGTGACTTTAGCTACGTCTCTATCAACAACGCTAGTAAACTCGTCAAAGATAACTGTATCATTTTTTTCTAATAACAATCGTGCTAAATCTACACGCATCTTTTGACCATTAGATAATAAATGATATGGCTTTAACCAATTTAATGGACTTGAAAAACCTACTTTAGTAAGTGACTCAATAATCTTTTCACTTGATAAACTTACATCAAAGTTATCTACAATTGATTTTGACTCGTCCCATTTATGTTCTTTGAACAAATAAAACTCTTTAAACTTTTCTTTTGCTATTGTTGTTTTGCCTGTTCCACTTTGACCTACAATTAATCCTATGTTCCAATCAAAATTAGTTTCAAAGTTTACCATAAACTCATCTACAATTTCATCAAAACTAATATCATACATTTTGCATATATAATTATTACGTTCAGTCTTGTCAAACTTTGTTGTTTTAGTAATTACTGTTGTTTTTTCTGCTACTTCAAATAAATCATTCATAACTCTCTCCTAAAGTTAATAATCCCACATCCAACCTAAATTACTTTGTGCCCACACTTCAATTGAATTTTGATATTCAGTCATGTCGCTTGTGGTTAATTTTGTTGTTGACTTAATAAGTTCTACAGGCATACCTGCTATTTCTGTTTGATACCTTAAAAATTTATATCCCATTAATTCATGAATACGGTCTTTATCAATACCTGTATGTCTTGAAATGCTTGTATACAGTTCCCAAAGACGTTCATTTTGTTCCAAACTTCTGTTAAGTTTTGAATCTGTAACTGTTACACGCCAGCGTTTAGTAAAGTCAAGAGTCTTGAGCTTTTCTATAAGCTGAGGTAAATTTTGCTGCGTTAGTGACCATTTTATCATCTCTCCATCCTTTCGTTTTAAATACTTGTCCATCTTTAGATACAGCTTTATATTGTATATCATCTCCAAACAACTTTTTACATTGTTTAATAAAATCGTTTATTGTCATGGTGCTTCTCTATAACATAAAGTTTTTTGACTAAACCAAAAGTTAAACGACCCTTCCCATTGCCCATTGCGATTCTTTTGCACAAACACTTTTGCATCAGGAATAATCTTAAGCTCATCATCTGAAGTTTTACCTTCTTCAACTAGCTTTTCCTTATAACGATTTCTCCATACACAAATAATATTATCGCAGAGG